TTTTTTATGACACTAGCCTTTAATAGTATACTAGTAACTACCTAATGTCACACTCTGTAAATCTACTATATTACGTGTAACTATTATATGTAAGAATAAACAATAACATCTATGCCAAAGCAAAAACTATCCAAACGCGCGGCTCTGGCTAAAAAGAAAAGAGATCTCGCTACAGCAAACAGTCCTAGACGTAAAGCTATGAGAGCTGAAAACCAAAGACTAAGACGTGCTAGAAAGAAAGCAGGTAAGAAGTTAAAAGGCTTAGATTATGACCATAAAACCAAGAGGTTTACAACAGTAAAAAAGAACCGTGGAAACAGAGGGCACGGTACAAAGAAAGAATAACCACACCTCTGACAACCTAAAAAACCAAAATTATGACGTTTTTTTACAAGACTCAATCGTGGAGTAGTCAACCACAGATCACCAAAGAAACCATTTCAATTTGGGAGCATTTAGCTGCTAAGAAAAACTGGAGAATAGTTCAGTTACCAAATGGTTATCATCAAACCGAATACCAAGACATCGAAGATAAAGATGTATGGCACGACGTTACTAGACGAGAGACAATTGAATCAGCTGAGGCTGCAATTGATGGATCAGTCGCACACTACACAAAGAAGTTAGAGTTCACAAAAGGACCTAAAGTAGTGAAAACATTTAAATAATATATTAACTAACAATTTAATTTAATGGAATATAGTCAACCTAGTGAGATTGTAAAAGATCTCAACTTTGGCGTCGATGCTAAAGGTAAAATTATGAATGGTGTAGATAAACTAGCAAAAGCTGTTAAGTCTACATTAGGAGCTTCTGGTAAGTGTGTTATATATGAAGACACATTTGGTAGACCACTGGTTACAAAAGATGGTGTAACCGTTGCGGATAGCGTAGTCTTATATGATCCAGTGGAAAATATAGGTGCTACCTTAATAAAGGAAGCCTCCAAAAACACAGTGAAAGAAGCAGGTGACGGTACTACTACAGCTATCGTCCTTGCTGAATCACTATTAAAAACCGCAATAGAACCTGAATACAAAGATATAAGTATAAGGGAAATAAAAAGTGGTATACAATCAGGCTACGATAAAGTAGTAGATTACATAAAAAACAATACAACACCAGTAACAGGTGATACATTAAGCCATGTTTCTGTAATAAGTTGTAATAATGATAAAGAATTAGGTGAGTTAATATCTAGTACTTACAATAAAGTAGGTAAAGATGGTGTTGTTTTGCTAGAAGAGAGTGAAACAGACATAACTTACGCTGATATTGTCGAAGGAGTGCAAATAGCATCAAAGCTTACATCTCCTCATTTCGTCACGAATAAAGACAGACAGCTGTGTGAGCTTGAAAATCCGTATGTATTAATAGTAGCATCGGAAATACCTAATATTAGAAAGATACAATCTATATTAGAACATGTTATAAAAACTAATAGAAGTTTACTTATTGTAGCTTCTGTAAGCACACAAGTAAAATCTGCACTATTAATGAACAAGGTTAAAGGCAATATTAAAGTAAATATTGTTGATACACCTGGTTTTGGTGCAAATAAAAGAGATACAATAGAAGATTTAGCACTTTTAACTGGTGCTAAGGTTATAGACGAAGAGTTAGGAGATGATTTAGATCTGATCCGACCAGATTGTTTAGGTGAAGTAGTAAAATCTGTCACAGATAACAGAACTACAGTCCTGACAACTGGTTTGTTACAAGACGAAGTCTCTAATAGAGTTAAAGAAATCGAAAAAAAGATAACAGAAACCAAAGATCCTTTCTTTAAAAAGAAATATCAGGAAAGATTAGCTATGTTAAGCGGTTCTGTTGGTGTTATTAAAGTAGGTGCTAACTCAAAAATAGAATTAAAAGAAAAGAAAGACAGAGTTGAAGATGCAATTTACGCAGTTAAGGCTGCTTTGCAAGAAGGAATTGTTCCTGGAGGCGGAATAGCACTGTTAAATGCTTCAAATACTGTAAAACCAAAGAATTTTGGCGAAGAAATACTAATAAAAGCCATAAAATCACCATTTTTAACCATAATGTCCAACGCAAGTATCGAAGAATATGATTTACCTACTAAAAAAGGTGATGGATATGACGTTACTAGCGGTAAAATAGTAAATATGGTAGATTCTGGTATTGTAGATCCTGCTCTCGTTACTAAAACAGCACTAAAAAACGCAGTTAGTGTTGCTACAACTATAATTTCTGCGGATTGTATAATTTCAAACATAAGATTAGACAATGCGAGCAGTTAATTATTATATAGTAGTAGAAAAAATCAAATCCGAGCCTAAAAAGGTTGCAGGTTTGTTGATAAAAGACGAAGAAAGTAGATATTCTAAAGGAAAAGTCATCACAATAGGTAATTTAGTGCAAGGAGTGTGTGATAATGATATAGTACACTATGATAAACATACAGGCCATGACATTAGCTGGCAAGATAATGATTATCAAGTGATCACTATAAAGGACGTAGTCTTGGTAGAATGAAATTAACCGCATCTGATTTAAGAGATATTGGTTTATTTAAATATTACAGGCTCGTTCGAAAATGGGCCTGTAAAACTTATGGGCTAACCGATGCGGATCTAGAACTATTAATATACCTTGATTGTAAAGGTAGATTTACACGTAATGATTTCATCAATGGAACTTATACTTATTCATGGGATAAGAAACGTTGGGAAAGATTACGTGATAAAGGTTACATAGAGATATGGAGGCATCGTAACCGCACTTCAATTAAATACAGCATTTTTAAGACATCATTTAAATGCTCCCAGTTAATAAGTAGGATATACCGCATACTTTTAGCGGAAGAAGATCTGCCTACATCAGAAAGAAATACATTTTATAACAACAAATCATATACTGATAAAGTTTATAACAAAGCTATAGATGATATGATAAAAGACAAAAACAGATAATTATGGGATATGCAGGACCAAAAGCAATTTCAAAGGTAAACATGATTTTAAAGGACAAGCAATGTAACCACGGGTTACTAGGTAATCCATTAAAAAAAGCTAAAGGACAAAAACTAGATGAAAGTAAAATAGATGCTTCACCAGATGCATTAGCTAGAAGAAAATCTATATTAGATAAGGTAGATGCTGCTGATGGTAGAACATCTAGACCTACAAAGAAAACATATAGTGGTAGCGGTCTTCAAAAAAGAGGTTGTAAGAGCAAGTACAGTAAAAGAGGACCTGCTAAACTTACAAGAGCTTCAAGAAAAGCTGATAAGCTTGCTGGTAAGGCTGAACAAGCAGCTCAAAGCTCTAAATTTAACAAAAACGAAAGACTTGTCAATAGACATAACGATTTTATAAAAAGAAAAGGACTAGACAAAAAGAAAATAGCTTTCGGATAAAATGGCTTTTAAAATGAAACCACCTAGTTTTCATAATGAGGATCAGCAACCTGAAATCATTAAGAAAAACTTAGGTAAAGATATAATAGCAGAAGCTAATCAAGATGGTACTATATTCTTAGATAAATCTGTTGACAAAAATAGTAAATTAGGCAAAGAAGCTATTAGTCATGAAAAAGTACACCTCGACCAAATGGAAAGAGGTGATCTTAGTTATGACGATAGCTATGTTTACTGGAAAGGTAAAAAATATTCAAGAGCTAATATGAAAGAGGGGGCTAAAAACTTACCTTGGGAAAAAGAAGCTTATAAAAAAGAAAAAAAATCATGATCTACAAAAAAATTAAAGCAGCTAAAAAAGCTAATCTACTAAGAAAAACAAAAGATCCAGAAGATGGTGATATTGTTAATATAGATGGTGATGCTCACAGATATATTAAAGATAAATTAAGAGTAGAAGGTAGCAATAAACCCTCAATTGCATCCGCTATAAGTGGTGGAACACCAGGTACAGAATGGGAAACAACAATGAAGAATTATTATAAAGATGGTGCTTCTATAGAGGATCTTGTAAAAGCAGGACATGGTTCAACAGATGGTTTAACTAATTTATTTGAAGGTTTAACACAAGGTTCTAATACACCTGGTAAAACAACAATTACTACAGGTGCAAATCCATTAACAGAAACCATTAAAAAAGGTCCTACTCAGAGATATAACATGGGTGAAAGAGCTGCTGAAGATGCTAACTGGGCTAAAGGTAGAATGCGTAGAGGATTAAACAGGGAGGAAAGAAAAGGTATGAAAGATATTGTTAAAGGTTTAGACCCTAAACAAAGACAAGAGTTTAGAGACAATATGAAAAAGCAAAGAAATGTTGATCTTGATGGTGATGGTAAAGTTTCTTTAAAAGAAAAATTAAAAGGTACTTTTGGTGGTAATAGACAACAAAAAAAGCTAAACGCTTTGAATGCTATTGATGGTGGATCTGTAAAACAAGAATTTGGTCTTAAAGATAAAACAATAAGACAAGATATAGCTAAAGCTGCTCAAGGGGCTTATGATTTTGGCGATAGAGCTAATATGAGTGAAAGAGATAAAAAGATCGAAGCTGCTTCACAAAGTAAATATAGTTTTGGCTTAGATAATTTTGGAGATTTTAAACCAGGCAGCACAACAACAGGTAATATGAAAGCAACTGATGATATGGCAGTAGTTGATAGATCATCTTTAGGTACTACAACTATTTTTGATTCAGAGAACGGTATGCAAACGGTGGATAAATCAAATCCTTTTAGCGGTATGAATTTAAATCCAGACGACTATAAAATAGAATTAGGAGGTGCTTTTAAATTTCCTAAAAAAGGTTACAAGCCTAAAAATTCAGCAATTGCTAAAAAAATAAAACCCGGAGCCGGTTATTAATTATGAGTAAGTTATTAGCGAAATTATTCGGCGGAGCCGGAGGTGGTGTAATAGAAAAACTATCAGGAGTTGCTGATAAGTTTATACAGACTAAAGAGGAAAAAGCTCAGTTTGAAAAAGAAATGACTGAGATAATGATAAAAGCTGAGGCTGAAATGCAGAAGAACGTTACGGAAAGATGGCAAGCAGATTTACAGCACGGAAATTGGTTAACTAGATCAGTTAGGCCGTTAGTACTTATATTTTTAATTGTTTCTACAGTATTATTAGTTTTTATTGATAGTGGAGCAATTGGTTTTAATGTAGAACAAAAATGGACAGATCTTTTACAACTTGTATTAATCACCGTTATAGGTGCTTATTTTGGTGGTCGAAGTTTTGAAAAACTAAAAAAGAAATAACGTGCCAAAAATATCCAACATACAGCTAGATACTAATATAACTAATTCAGACAAATTACTTGGCTCTGATGAAGCAGGGAACACTAAAAATTTTAAAGTAGAACATCTTTCTGCTTTCTTTGCTAACAATGCTGGTAGTTTTAAGCATCACCAGAATAACGCTTCTGATACATGGACGATAACACACAACCTAGATCTTACGGATTATCTACCACAAATAAATGTAAAATTATCAGGTGGTGGAACTTATAACAACGTTCAAGCAATGGGCGTTGTTACTTATTTAAGTAAAGATCAATTAAAAATAGAATTTTCAACCGCAAATAGCGGTTACGCTTATTTAAAAGCATAACTTTAAACAACAACAACAAAAACTAAAAATTAAAAAATGGCAATACCAGTTTTAAATCACATGGATTTTCAGCAAGCTTCTGAGATCCGAAATGTGCTACTCCATATAACGGGCTCAGGATCGGTTAGTGGAAACGTAGCAGGACAAATCATTTACGACTCAGGCTCTGTGAAATTCAACAATGGATCAGGCTGGGTGACATTAAGTGCTTCATCAGGTACTATGAGTAACTTCATAATAAGTGATGGAACAACAACACAAACAATAGCAGATGGTAATACGATAACTTTCACACCAGGAGAAGGTATCGATTTATCAGTTGCAGCAACAGACACGGTTAATATCTCTGCTGAAGACGCTACCTCATCAAACAAAGGTATAGCTTCGTTCAGTACTGATAATTTCTCTGTAAGTTCTGGAGCTGTTACAATAAAAGATGGAGGTGTTGCTCTTGCTGAAATGGCAGACCTTGCAAATAATAGAGTATTAGGTAATGTTTCAGGTAGTGCTGCTGCACCAAGTGCTTTAACAGCAGCAAACATTAGATCGTTAATTAACGTAGCTGATGGTGCACAAGTAAACGTTGGCACAAACCTTTCACAAACAACAGCTGCAGCTCAACTTACAATAGAATCATCAACTGGTGATGACATAATTGTCGCTGAAGCATCTAGTAGTATTGCTGGTTTAATGAGTACTACTCATCACGATAAATTAGATGGTATATCTGCTAGTGCAACTGCAACGGCTGCTCCAGCTATTGAAAATTCTAGTGGAACACCTGCTTTTGCTACAGGTATTACTAAAGCTGAAGTTCAAACATTACTAAACATTAGTGATGGTGCTGGTAACACTGGTGCTAGCATGACAGAAGGTACTTTAAGAACTAAATTGGCGGCTATAACAGAAGCTGTTACAATTGGTGATGCAACAGATGTTGTTGTAACCACATCAGGTAACTTAGTTGTAACTGGTGATTTAACTGTATCAGGTGATACTGTTACAGCAAATGTTGGAACATTAGATGTTGAAGACAAAAACATAACATTAAACAAATCAGCTGGTGATTCAAGTTCAACTGCCGATGGCGCTGGTATTACTATTCAAGATGCTGTAGATGCTTCTACTGATGCTAGTATGGCTTGGAACGCTGCAGGTGATAAATTTGTATTTTCACATCCAGTTGATGTAACAGGTATACTTACAGCTACAGGAACTTCTGTATTTGCTAATCTTGATATATCAGGTGATGTAGATGTTGATGGTACTTTAGAAGCTGATGCGATAACAGTTAACGGTTCTACTCTACAAGTAGTTGTTGAAGATACTGTTGGTGCAATGCTTGATGGTACTGAAACATTTATTGATGTTAGCTACGATGCTACTGATAACAACTTAGATTTTGTAGTTCCAGTTAAAGATGAAGACAATATGGCTTCTAATTCTGCAACTCATTTAGCTACACAACAAAGTATTAAAGCTTATGTTGATGGTCAAGATTACAAATCAGCTGCTTCAGCTGCTGAAGTTCAAACTGGTACTAACGCAACTAAGTTTGTAACACCAGATACTTTAGCTGCTAAATCAGTACACTCTACAATCGATGTTTCTAATTCAGATTTCACTTCTAACTTATATGCTGAAATTGAGCATGGTTTAGGTACTGAAGATGTAATTGTTCAATTATTTGATTCTTCATCGAAAGAAACAGTATTAGCTGAAGTTGCTAGAACAGACAAAGCTGGAAGTGCTTCAACGAGCAAAATAAAGATTATATTTTCTTCTGCACCTGATAATGATATTGAGGTAATGATTACGTCAATAAAAGGTTCTACAGCGAAAACTGCAGTATACGCTTAATAATAACAATAAAATACAGCGGTGCTTAACGGTGCCGCTAGTATTAATTTAATATATATAATATGTCTATAAAAGTTCTTAGCGAATTAAAGGTTGGTACAGTTTTAGAGAATATAGCTGCGGGTACTAAGAGTGGAAGCAATAATGAAATCCATAATATAGACTTTGCTAAAAGTCACGCTAATTATACTTTAACACCTGGTAATGTTGCTAATAATAGTATTACTTTTAGTAATTTAGGAGCTGATGTTGTAGGTAAAAATGGATCTATAATAATTGTAAATCCTGGCCTAACTGGTTCTTATACATGGCGAGGCGCTGGTGGTTTACCAGCTACAGCCTTTACACCAGGTGGACAACAAATAAGTTTTGATACAACCGCTAGCAAAACGGCTATAATAACTTACTTTATTGTAGCTAGTAATAAAGTTTTAATTAATTACGCGGGAGCGTTTTCTGCGTACGAGCAACCCGCACCTTAAACTATGAAGTGGTTATGGAATAGAATAGATTTTTGGGGCACGAGCACCGTTAAATCTACTTCAAAAATTACAACTAAGTCTACTAGTACTAGTAAGTCAACCACGACTACATTTAGTACTAGCAAGTCTACTAGTACAGAGTACAATACTACTACTAGTACAGAAACGACTACTACTTTCAATACCACAAAAAACACAACAACTACATTTGAGACTCAAAAAAGTACTAACACAGTATATAATACTCAAACAGCTACTTTAACAAGTTTTATTACTGCTTACAATACTAGCACTAGTACTATAACGACTTTTGCGACATCTAAATTAACTACAAAAGATACTGCTACAACATATAACACGTCTAAGAGTACAAGTACAGAGTATAACACTTCTACTACTACGGCGACTACTACTGTTTATGAAACTAGTAAAACTACAACTACAATATTTAATACTACTACTAGTACTACAACTACATTTTTAACAGCATATAATACATCTACATCAACAAAAACTCAATATGCTACTAGTAAAACTACAAGTACAGCTTTTGTAACAACTTATAACACTAGTACAGATACAACAACCAATTACAATACAAGTACTATAACTACCAAATCAACTACAACAACGTTTGGAACTACTAAAGCAACTAGTACTGTATATGTAACTAATAGAAATACAACAACAACTTATAACACTAGTACTGTAACTGTTTATGAAACAACCACTGTATTTAACACGTCTACATCAACTAACACAGTTTTTAACACATCTACAGTAACTAAATACAATACATCAACTTCTACAACTGTTAGTACTAGTAAAGTAACGCTAACGCAGTATAATACATCTACAAACACTACAACTACTTTTGCCACAAGCAAAACAACTAATACAGTATTTAATACATCTACATTAACTACTAAAGATACTACGACTGTATATACGACTTCTTATAATACTACTAGAGTAACAAACACTATAACTATAACTCATTTTAATACTCAAACTACTACAGTATATAATACTAGCACAGCTACTACCACTACATATAACACGTCTACAGCTACTTTTAAAAATACTACAACGGTGTTTAATACTAGTACTGTAACTAAACGTGGTACAACAACAGTCTATAACACTAGTACAACTAGAACAATAGAAGATACAGCGAGAGATACTACAACCACTTACAATACTGTGTATCAAACTTTCTTACAAAACACTATTACAAATACAGCTACTATATATCAGACTAGTACTACAACAACGACAACATTTAATACTAGTAAATCTACTTCAACTGTTTTTGTAACAAGTAGAGTTACTGATAAAGATACTAGCACAGCTTACAACACCAGCACGGTTACAGTTAGAAGCACAAACAAAAGTACAAGTACAACTTATAATACTAGTACGTCTACATCTAAGAATACTACAACTACGTTTGCTACTAGTAAAAATACAACTACAACATTTAATACAAGTAAAACTACTAACACTGTATTTAATACAAGTACGTCGACTAACACTATATATACTACAAGCTGGAACACTACTAAAACTACTAATACAGTATTTAATACTAGCACGACCACTACTACAACGTATAATACATCAACGTCAACTAGTAAAAACACGACAACAACGTTTGGAACAAGTAAAAACACTACTACTGCTTATAACACTACAACTACTACTGTTACTGAATATACAACAACTTTTGCAACAAGTAAAAACACTACCACTACTTTTGCAACCTCTAAAACAACGTCAACAGTGTTTAATACTAGTACAACTACTACTTACACTACGTCAACGGTTTTTGCAACTAGTAAAAATACAACTACCACGTTTGCTACTAGTAAGAATACAACTACCACGTTTGCTACGAGTAAATCTACATCAACAGTTTATAACACTGGTACAACTACTTATTTTAACACTAGCACACAAACTAATAAGTTAACAAGTCAAATTACTAATAGAAACACTAGTAGAGGAACTAGTAGAAATACGTCAACAAGTTGGAGTACTACTTTTGCTACAGCTTATCAAGCAGATTTTACTACAACTTACTTAACTGTTTATTCTACAGCCGCAAGTTTAACTAGTGCTTTAAGATCTGGTGCATCTAGCTTCTTCTTCTCTTGTAACGAGTTTTGTACTAGTACGTTTTATTTTTCAGGAGGTTCTTTTCCTCCTTCTGCTGGATCATCATTTGCTTATTCAAACTCTGGTGGTACTAGTGCTTTAAGTGATGCTTGGTATGGTATAAGTCAAAACTTTGGTGGTGCATCACATCAAATGAGAACAGCTGGTGGTGCAGGTGGAGTTCAAGCTGTTAATACATGTTCTGGTGGTGGTGGTTTCTCTGATAGAAGACACAAGAAAAATATAAAGTTAATAGGTAAATCTAAAAAAGGATTTAATATATATAGCTTTGAGTTTGGTGGTACTAAACTAGGTGATAAAGCTGCTAAAAAATGGCCTGGAAGATGGCAAGGTGTTATGGCTGATGAATTAGAATATTTAGATGATGGTACTGTTTACAGAATGATGCTAAGCGATAAAAAAGATGACTACGTCAACTTCGTGGATTATGGTAAAATAGATGTTGAATTTAAAATATGTATGGCATGATAGATGAAAGTTTAATACAAGAGTTTGATGGAAATGAATTTGAAATAAACAAAATAACTAAAGCTGTCGATGCTGATAATAGTGAGGTTATTTCAGAGTTAAAATACAAATCAGACATAATACACAAATATTATAATAAAGAAATAGAAGCTAAAATAAAAACTGGTAGTTGTGACACTTGTGGTCATGATGATCTACAAGCTGCATTTAATGGTGCAACATGGGGAGATATACTTGTTTTAGGTTTAGGTTTAGGAGTTGTGCCTGAATATATAATAGATAATAAAAGTCCTAACAGCGTTGATGTTGTTGAGGAAAACGCACAAATAATAAGCAAAGTTACTTGGTTAGATTCTGATATAAACGTTATAAATGGTAATGAATTTTCTTATACAACAGATAAGAAATACGATATAATAATATGCGATATATTTGCAGAACCTACAGATGTTACTGAAGATAACAAGGATACATTGTTAAGCAACTATAGTAGTAATTTAAAAGCTGGAGGTAGAATAATTATACCTGTAACAGAAGAAATAATAAGTTGATATGCCAAATACTAGTAGGAACACGTCGAGAATAACTCAGACAAACACGATACAGAATACGTCTAGAAATACATCTAAGGATACTTCTACGGCATATTCTACTGTGTTCAATACTAAGTATACTACTTACTGGGGTACTTTTTTTAATACAACTTGGCAAACTCAAAGAGGAACAGTTCACTCAACCTCTAAAAACACGACTACAACTTTTAATACAACTAAAAGTACAACAACAACTTTTAACACAAGTAAGAGTACAACTACAACTTTTAACACAAGTAAGAACACAACAGAGTCTCGTACTACTACTATTAGTACTAGTAAAAACACTACTACTACTTTTAATACTAGTAAAACTACGTTAACTACTTACAACACTAGTAAGTTAACTACTAAAAATACAACTACAGCGTATAATACCACTACATCAACGGTAACAACTTTTAATACTACTAAGACAACAGAGACTACTTTTAACACTTCTTATAATACAAGTAAGAATACAACTACGACTTATAGTACTAACAAAAATACTACGACTACGTTTAGTACGTCTAGTATAACTAATAAGAATACAACAACAACCTACAGTACAAATAAGAATACAACTACAACTTTTGCAACAAGTAAAACGACGTTGACTACTTTTAATACAAGTAAGACTACATTAACTACTTTTAATACAGCTTATAACACGTCTACTAATACGACAACTACTTTTAATACCGCTTATACAACAACGTATAACACGAGTACTAATACTAATACTGTATACACTACTTATTGGAATACTAGTAAAAATACTACAACTACATTTAGCACAAGTAAGAGCACGACAACTTCGATGATAACGATGACTAATACGTTAGCAACAGTTGCCATATATAGAAACACGACTAGATCTACTAGTACTATAACTATAACAGCTTTTAACACTAGCACTACTACTGTATTTTCAACTAGTAAAGCTACTCTAACGCATTTTTCTACAGCTTATAATACAAGTACTACCAAGCTAACATTAAAGAATACTACGTATAGTACAAACAAAAACACTACTACAGCTTATAATACAAGTACTGTTAAAACTATAGATACAGCTCGTGACACTAGTACTATTTATACAACTACGTTTAATACTAGTACTATCACTAATACTATAACTATAACTCAGTATACGACTACTGTGTCGACAAACAAAAATACAACTACAACGTTTAATACTAGTAAGTTAACCTCTACGGCTTATAATACTAGTACAACAACAACTACAGTTTATAATACGTCTACGACTACAGCATATGTTACTGATAGATCTACAGCTCATTCTACTAATAGAAATACAACTACTACGTTTAGTACTAGTAAAACTACAGAAGAGCAAAGAACAACTACGTTTAGTACTACAAAAGATACTTATACAATATTTAATACTAGTACGAATACTATAACAGCTTATAATACAACGACTAATACAAATACTGTTTATACGACAACGTATAACACTAGTACGACTACTACAACAGTTTACAACACGTCAACAACTACTAGTAAAGATACGACTACAACGTTTAATACGTTTACAAATACTACAACAGTATATAATACTAGTACAAACACAACTAGAGCTACTTTAACAGCGTATAATACTTCTAAGGACACAACAACAACTTATAATACTAGCACAGCTGTAAATACTACTACAACGTATAATACGTCAACAAACACGACTACAGTTTACAATACTACTACAACTACTAGTACAGAGTATACAACTACGTTTAATACTACTAAAGCTACGACAACCGCGTACAACACTAGTACTACGACTAAGAAAAGTACTACTACAACTATTAGTACGAATACAGACACTACAACTGCTTTTAATACTAGTACTACAACGGTAACAACTTTTAATACAACTAAACAAACTAATACCACTACTACGTATAACACAAGTACTAATACTACTACTACGTATAACACAAGTACTAACACTACTACAACGTTCAATACGACTACTACTTATACAACTACTTATAACACAAGTACTAGCACAATAACATCATGGTATGCCGACGGTGGAAAGCAAGGTCAACTAGGTGAAAAACCTTTTAGTGACGGAAGGTAGATAACTGTAAAAGCGTGTAACTATTATAAATAACGAATAAAATTTAATTATATGGAAATGTTTAATAAAAAAGAGTTGGACAAAAGAATTGGTCCACTCAGGAAAAATGACTCACTATATCAACTAGAGCAAGTTGAAGGGTATGTCATTAGAAAATGCCAAGAAAAAGGCATAGAAACTAGTTATGATGTAATGGCTGAAGAAATGCCTTACTTTAAAACTATAGGTTATACAGAATATGCTGGTAACTTTTACTTACAACCATTAAACTTTAAAATGCGTAACGAGCAAATGTCTGATGCATGGCATCATGATACTAAAGATGTGGCAGATTATGCATCTTGGTTAGTTAAAAATGTTGTAGATAAAAACTCTAACAAATACAAGCATAGAACAGAAGAAATTGATAAGTATCCTGCTAAAGATTATTTAGTGGTTCTTCCGGGTTCTAACAAGCTAAGAGAAAACGTTTGTTTAAATAAATTAAAACATATTGTTAATAAACATGGTAACAATGTTTTATTTAAACCGCACCCTATAACTACTCATCAGATCATAGGTGAATTAAAAGATTTCTTTGGTGAAGAAAATATACTACCAAAGAACGTAGATATGTACTACTACATGCAAAAAGCTAAAGCTGTGTATTCTACACAAATAAGTGAAAGCGCATTATATGCAGCTGTTTTAGGTAAAAAAATAGAACCTGTAGATGTATGGAACAATATACAAAGAGGTTCTTTTTATTGCGTAAATAGTTATATATATTTTAATCAAGATAACATCAAAGAGTATGTGAACAGAACTTTTTCTAGTTATAAATCTGGTATCATAAACCCAGAGCTAGATAAAGACTGGAAAAAGAAAGTTGATGATTACATAGAATATATATGTGAGAAAAGAGAAAAGTATAAAGATTGGTATATAGCTGTACCAAAGAAAAAATAAAATTAAATTAAATATTATGGCTAAAAAAGCAAAGAAAATTACTAAAGACGAACTATCTTTAATAAATGGTTTAGTTTCAAACATAAATCATTTACAAATGCAAGTTGGAAATATAGAGTTTCAAAAGAAACTTCTTATAGATCAAATAGTTCAAATACAAACAAAAATACAAGAAAACAATCTAGAGCTTAAAAAGAAATACGGAGATGTTCAAGTTAATGTTCAGGATGGTACTATAAAACCCGCAGTCCATGAAAAACTTAATTCGTAAAATAAGCGTAGGTAGAGATTATAAAAACGAAGCAATGCATTACTCCGTAGGCCAAGATGTTTACGGAGGACATGTCATTTCTGATATAATCGAAGAAGATGATAAGTATAAGATACTTATTAAGAAAGGTGATGAAATATTACCATGGAAAGATTTTAATAAGAATATGGCTATAGCCGTTGAATATAATCTAGAATATTAGTGAAAAGTGTTTTAAACTTTATAGTAAAACCTTTAAATGACAATAGATATAATAATAAGAAAAAAGTAGGAGACAAAGAGTTAATACTTAATGCTGAAAACTTTTCTCACCAATATGTTAATAGACATGCTGAAGTTATAGCTATACCTAGTGTTGGTGAAACTAATATACAAGTTGGCGATATTGTTATAGTGCATCATAACGTGTTTAGAAGGTGGAACGATATTAGAGGTAGGGAAAAAGATAGTAAATCATATTACAAAGATGATATGTATTTTGTATTTCCAGATCAAATATTTTTATACAAACATGATGGTGTTTGGAATGCTAATGACACTTTCTGTTTTGTTAAGCCTATAGAGTCTTTATCTAATAGTATTTTTGATAATGAAAAAGAACAACCTTTGGTTGGTATACTTAAATACGAAGATAAATATTTAAAACAAGCTGGTTTAAAATCTGGTGATTTAATAGGTTTTAAACCTAACACTGAATATGAGTTTATTATAGATGATCAAAAGCTATATAGAATATTCAGCAATTCAATTACAATTAAATATGAATATAAAGGAAAGGAAAAAGAGTATAATCCAAGCTGGTTATGAAGCAGTCAAAGAACTTGTTAAAGTCGCGAAAGAACCGATTGTTGAAACTGATGATGACATCTCAGCAGATAGACTCAAGAACGCTGCCGCTACTAAAAAGCTCGCCATATTTGATGCATTCGAGATATTAAATCGTATAGAAGATGAGCAGAATATGCTTGATGGCAAAGTAAAAGAAGATGCTAAACCTCAAGCGTTTAGTGGTTTTGCTGAAAAAAGATCTAAGTAATGTACGAACAAACATTATATGAGGTCATAGAGCCTATTAAAATAAATACTATAAAAAGGCTTAATAAAAAGAAAGCCTGGAAATACGGTTACAATAAAGAGCACGATGTAGTTGTTATAAGTAAAGATGGTACGATAGGCGATGTGTATAGCATACAAAATTTAAAGATAGCTTTACCAAAGACACCAAAAAATACACATAAGTTTGATTCTAATAAGTGGGAGGTAACTGAGTATCCAAAAGAATTACAACGTGTAAACACTATATTTGATTGGAAAAACTTACCTAACGACTTTAAAAGTAAGTATATTGATTACATAGAGAGTGAGTTTAGTAAAAGAGATGATGGTTTTTGGTTTTATAACAGAGATAAAGCTACTTATATAACTGGTACTCATTATATGTACTTACAATGGAGCAAGATTGATGTAGGTAAACCTGATTTTAGAGAAGCAAATAGATTATTTTATATATTCTGGGAAGCTTGTAAAGCTGATAAAAGATGTTATGGAATGTGTTATTTAAAAAATAGACGTTCTGGTTTTTCTTTTATGGCATCAGGAGAAGTTGTAAATCAAGCAACTTTAGCTAGTGATTCAAGATTTGGTATATTATCAAAGACTGGTCCAGATGCTAAAAAAATGTTTACAGACAAGGTGGTTCCAATATCAGTTAACTATCCGTTCTTTTTTAAACCGATTCAAGATGGTATGGATCGACCTAAAACAGAGTTAGCATATAGAGTACCTGCTAGCAAACTAACAAGAAGAAATATTACATCAGATAATAAAGAACAGTTAGAAGGATTAGATACCACTATTGATTGGAAAAACACAGGTGATAACAGTTATGATGGTGAGAAACTCAAGTTATTAGTACACGATGAGAGTGGTAAGTGGGAAAGACCCAATAACATATTAAATAACTGGAGAGTTACAAAAACAACACTACGATTAGGTAGTAGAATTATCGGTAAGTGTATGATGGGATCAACATCAAATGCTTTAGATAAAGGTGGTGATAACTTCAAGAAATTATATAAAAACTCTGATGTCACAAAAAGAAACCGCAATGGACAGACAAGCTCAGGACTCTATTCTTTGTTCATACCTATGGAATGGAACTACGAAGGATTCATTGATTCTTATGGCTTACCTGTATTCGATACGCCAGAAAATGAAGTTGAAGGACCTCATGGAGACTTCATAGATATAGGTGTTATAAATCATTGGCAAAATGAAGCTGATGGATTAAAAAATGATGGAGACGCTTTAAATGAATTTTACAGACAGTTTCCTCGTAATGAAGAGCATGCTTTTAGAGACGAAACAAAAAATAGTATATTTAATTTAGCAAAAATATACGAACAAATAGATTACAATGAAGAGTTTGCTTCTGATTATGTTTCAACTGGTAATTTCCAGTGGATTAACGGAATAAAAGATACAAGGGTAATGTTTTACCCAGATGCTAATGGTAGATTCAAAGTATCATGGGTGCCAAAACAAGAGTTACAAAATAATGTAATTATTAAAAATGGTATAAAATACCCTGGTAATGAACACTTAGGTTGCTTTGGATGTGATAGCTACGATATATCAGGAACTGTTGATGGTAAAGGATCTAAAGGTGCTTTACACGGTTTAACAAAGTTCAGTATGGAAGATTGTCCGCCAAACCAATTTTTCTTAGAGTATATAGCTAGACCTCAGACTGCTGAGATCTTCTTTGAAGATGTTTTAATGGCTTTAATATTCTACGGGATGCCTATATTAGCAGAGAACAATAAACCCCGTCTATTGTATTATATGAGAAGGCGTGGTTATAGAGGTTTTAGCATGAATAGACCTGATAAAACTTGGAACAAACTTTCTGTTGCAGAAAGAGAAATAGGTGGAATACCTAACTCAAGTGAAGATATTAAACAAGCTCATGCAGCAGCTATTGAAATGTATATACAAGATCATGTTGGCGATAGAGGTAGTATGTATTTTACAGAAACCTTACAAGACTGGTCTAAGTTTGATATAAACAATAGAACAAAATTTGATGCCGCTATTAGTAGTGGTTTAGCTGTTATGGGTTGTAATAGACATTTATATACTCCAAACGCATTAAAAGAAAAAAAGAAACTAAATTTAAAGATTTCAAGGTATGAAAACAAAGGTACCTTATCTAAGTTAATAAAATAATAATATGGCCGAATCAATAACAAAAGAATATTTTCCAAGTCAGGTTGCTCCCGATATAGAAAAGGTGAGTCAAGAATATGGCTTAAAGGTAGCTAAAGCTATTGAAAGCGAGTGGTTCGTTAGAGATGGAGTGACTTATAGATTTGCTAATAATCAGGATAGTTTTCATAAACTTAGGATGTATGCTAGGGGAGAACAGTCTGTACAAAAATATAAAGACGAATTATCTATTAATGGTGATATGTCTTATTTAAATTTAGACTGGAAGCCAGTGCCTATTATACCTAAGTTTGTTGATATAGTTGTAAACGGTATTGCAGAAAGAACGTACGATATAAAAGCTTATTCACAAGATCCTTTTGGTGTTGAGAAACGTACTGAGTATATGGAGACTATACTAGGTGACATGGACACACAAGAATTAAACGCTTTTACAGAGCAAGCTTTTGGTATATCAATGAAAGAAAGCGATATGGAAGAGCTACCTGGTTCTAAAGAGGAATTAGAACTTCACATGCAGCTTAATTATAAACAAGCTGTAGAGATAGCAGAAGAACAAGCTTTATCTGTTTTATTTGAAGGTAGTGATTACGAATTAATAAAGAAAAGATTTTACTATGATTTAACAGTGTTAGGTATAGGTGCTGTAAAAACAAGTTTTAATACTTCTGAAGGTGTTGTTATTGATTATGTTGACCCAGCTGATTTAGTTTACTCTTATACAAAATCACCTTACTTTGATGATTTGTATTATGTTGGTGAAGTTAAAAACATACCTGTTAACGAGCTTGCAAAACAATTTCCACATTTAACTGAGGCTGATCTTGAGGATATATTAAAAAACAAAAGCTCTTATAAAAATAGCTACGGTAATAATTATGATGTAAACGAGTCTGATAACAATAAGGTTCAAGTTTTATATTTTAACTATAAAACATATATGAATCAAGTTTACAAGTTAAAAGAAACTGGTAGTGGTGCTGATAAAGTTTTACCAAAAGATGATACGTTTAATCCACCAGAAAACATGGAGGGTGGTTTTGGTAGGTTACAAAGATCTATCGAGTGTTTGTACGATGGTGCTATAGTATTAGGTACAAGCAAACTGTTAAAATGGGAAATGGCTAAA